CATACGGCGATACTTCGGGAGAACCCCGAACCACCCGAGCAAAGCGGATTCCTTGTCTGCATTCTCGACATACAGTCCGGACAGCCCGACCGGCTTATCCTCTTCGCTATAATGAATCCAGTAATGAAAATCATCCTTGCCTATAGATGCGGTAAACCAGTTGTCATAGCCATCGAATCCAAGGATTTCCTCGTCGGGGAATATGTCGATGAACAACTTAAGAGCCAAATCGACAAGATTTTCGTCAATTAATAAAGATTTTGATATATTCATACAACAAATATAGCATTTTTTGCTATATTTAAAGTAATAACTAATTAACAACTTCAAAGGAACATTATGTCCACAAAAGAACTTCCTACAATAACTAGTGATGGGATTGGCAAAATCAGAAAATACCTTCTCGCCCAAGTGAAGAAGACTCCAGTCGGTGTCAAGGTCAAGCACAGTGAAGAAGACACCAATTCCTATTCCAAGAGCTCCGACGAATACACCACTGCAGACGGCACGATTTCCATCTACCTCAAGCAGAACGAAAAGGCTTACGAATTCAATGCCAAGGTTGCAGTCAAGAACAAGGTCGCCGGCCTCAACGACGGTACCTATACAATCATACAGAATGACGAATCCGACATCGACGACCTCTTCAACGATGTCCTCGAAGCAGTCAACGAGTTGATGCACAAGAAGATTGAAGCCGCCCACAAGGCAGCCGAAAAGGCCAAGAAGAAGGCCGAAGCCGAAAAGAAGAAGGCTGAAGCTGCCAAGAAAAAAGCCGAAGCGGCCAAGAAAAAAGGCCCCCTTGTTCCTTTTGGTGCCGAACAAGCATTGGCAGCTTTAAACCCGAGCGTCGGTGGTAAGAAGTCCAAGCCGGCCAAGAAGCGCTAATCAGCAATTCAACCGAAAACAAGAAGCGGAGCATCAAGCTCCGCTTTTTCTATTTTCCCGCAAAGAGTTTCCCGAACTGGGCAAGGAACGCCGCCGCATTCTGCGCGGCCACCTCCGGGTACATAGTCTCGCCCACTTCCGGGGCAGGACCGTTATATTCCTTCTTGAACTCACCATACGGGTCGCCGTCGACATCGTATCCGTGCTCGCCGACATCATCAATGAACAGCGTCTGAACATACTTGTCAAGCTCCTCGTCTTCGTCGTGCATCTGGAAATAATTCGAGTTGTCGAACTGGCTCATCGTATCGAGAATCTTATTGTGGCCATACATCGGATTGTCCATAGCCATCCGATTGAACCTGTCGAGAGCAGACTCCTTGATTACCGGAGCGTCCCACCCGGGGCCGTCCACCATAAAGAGTCCGCCAATTTCACCACACTCATTAGCCATTGATAAGTTTCCTCGGGTCGATAACCTTCAACTGGCGGCGCCCGTTCGGCAAGCGCGTCGTCACATTAACCCTGAGATTCGGGCCAATCTCGGCAATCCCCTGACCACCGCTCCGTTCAAGCTCGTTGCCGATTTCCTGCAGTGTACGCTGAATCATCGAGAGAAGCATCTCCCGGTTCCCCATATGCAAAGACCCGTCGGCGGAACTGAAGGTGCCGTCGTGATTGTCCACAATGTTGTTGAGTAATCTAGGGGCAAGGTCCCTTGCCGGCACAGGAACATTCATGTCCTGCATAATCTGCCCCATCCCGCGTTCACCCTCGACGGTAAGTGCATCGGTTTCCGGGAGCGGTTCCGCATCGGCCTCAATATTGTCCACCCCGATAGCCATGCCTGCGCGCGGGTACTGCACATCGACAGGTTCCTGCGGAGGCAATGCGTTCGCGTTGCGGCGGCGCTTCTCTTCACCAATCATTCCGAGCAGGGTACCGATTGCACCGGTAAATTCATCCTCTCTAGGCTTATCTCCGGCCCGGCAACGGTCAAGTATGTTCAATACACCAGCAAGAGGGTTATTCTCTTGACCCCTCGGCTGGTCAAAGTTGTCGTCAAAAATATCCTGTCGTCTAGTCAAATCGCGTGGCATACAAACCTCGGCAAAGTCTTTTACCGGAGTTTATATGGGCAATTAGTCGAGCCAGTCCTTATTGATGCGACTTTCACCCCACCGCGTAAACGCCTCACGCTCTTCATCGTTCGAAACCTGCTTGGCGTTGTCAATGAACTCCTTGACGAACTTGGCGTGATTCGGTACTGCAATCGGGTAGACGATGAATGTTACCGCAAGGAACAACCCGGTAGCAATTATAGTGGCCAATACGTTATTTACGAGAATTGTAGCCGGAACAAGAATGAACAGCAAAGTGAACAGCCTGTCGAGCATCTTTGCCCTCCTGGCAATATCCCCGTACTTGATGTACATACGCTGGGTGATATCCAAGGGGGAACCCGGGATTACAACATCCCCTCCTTCTCCAGTTTCCATAATATATCCTCCAATTATAATTTTAAACCAAATATAGCAAATTCATAAACATACCCACAAGGAGACTATCAGATGATTTATACTATCGGCTCTTCGCGCAACAGCTTCCTTCCGCTTGACGACTTCAGGAAGCAATTCATAGTAGACCGGGAACACCCCGGGGACAATATCGACCACCTCAACAGGCACTACTGCGAGCTTACCGGGCTCTATTACATGTGGAAGCACGAGACGGACGACCTTTGCGGCCTAGAACACTACCGCCGGTACTTCTACGACGATAACCACCTGCTTTCCCGGACCGGTGCGGCCTACTTCCTCGAACATTCGGACATCATACTCATCCCGCACCACCATCCGATGAACCGGACGACATACCAGTGGTTCATCGGAGCGATGAAGGCGGAAGACATCGAAAAGTGGGTAGTCGCCCTCGACACAATCCACCCGGAATTTACCCGGACATTCACTGACTACCTCAACAGCAACCTGGTGTACATCTGCAACATGTTCGTCACCCGCAAGGAAGTGCTGGACGCCTGGTGCTCATGGCTGTTCCCGGCATTGCACATCTATGACGAGGCGGCGGGTCTCGGGGAGCACAACCGGAGAATCGACGGATACCTCGCGGAACATACTCTAGGCGCATGGTGCATCTACAATAAGATGAGGGTAGCCAACGGCACCCTGCACATGACCTAACAGAAAAGGCAGCCCTTTCGGACTGCCCTTCCTGTTCGTTTCTCTCAACATACCCCCAATAGGAGGAAAATTAAGCCTTCTCGAGCGCCTTCTTCTGGTCTTCGATTCGTTCCTGACGCTTGTAGTAGTTCTTGGAGGAAGCGTCACGGCTCTTTGCAAAGCTCTGGATGACCGCATCGAGGTCTTCCTTTACGAACCCATCCTTCTTGCCGTTCTTGATGTAAATCTGGCGGCAGAAGTTTTCGACATCGGCGGCGGACATTTCAGCCTTGACGAGTGCAGTGACCGTGTAAGCGGACAATTCGTCGTCAATGGTGTAGCCCTGCTTATCGCAATAGTTCTTGAAGATGCTCGTCATGAGTGTTTCATCCGGATAACCGACTTCGATGGTTTCGTCGATACGGCCGGAACGAGTCATAATCGATTCATCGACATTGAGCGGGTTATTGACCGTGGAGAACACGATGGTAGTCGTGTTCTTGGATTCCTTGACACGCTGGAAGAAGTCGATGATAGTGTTTGCTTCATCGTTCTTCGTCTTGATATTGAGGGAATCAAGTTCGTCCAAGAGGATTACTGCCTTCGGTGTCATGTTGATGCAGAACTTGATTCTGTCAAGGACTGTATCAAGCGTACGGTCTTCGAGCTTGCAGGTGATAATCATGAATCCCTTAGCGGTAAGGTCGTTCATAATATGCAAGCAAGTGGAAGTCTTACCGGTACCGAGCGGGCCGACAAGCGCGTAGGACAAGGAAGTATTCTGTTCGGCGGCGTTGGTGCACCAGGACGAAATCTGCTTCATAATGTCGGACTGGACCCAGCATTCGGAATCGACAGGCGGGTCATTCGGCTTCACGTAGATGCGGCTCGCGTCTACGCGGTACTGGTACTTCATCGGGTCGAGGCCACGGTAAATGTTAGCCAAGCAAGACTGTACGCAGCGTTCATTGTCGCAGCTCGGGTGTTCGATGACGAACGCGGCGTGTTCAGTGAGAATCTGACCGCCGATGAACTTGGACGGAGAATCCGAAGTCGAAGTCAGTGCGCCGATACCGCCTTCTTCGTCAGCAGCTTCGGTGGTGAACTTTTCCATCTTGAGGACATACAATGTTTCTACTAAGGCATCGCCGCCCGACTGCTTGAGCTTCCTGCAACGGATGAGAGCGCAAAGCGGGCTGGTAATGATGATGTTACCGCTGGAATTGATTGTCGGCGGGTTACCTTCGGCACCTTCCACGGTGTAGTCATAGGTATCGCCATCCGGAGTGGTAAATTCGTACTTTTCCTTAATCTTGAGCTTGAACACGAGGTACATCAAGATGTCGCCGATAGGAATCTGGCCGGCGCATGCCCCCGAGTAATGCTCACAAATAGGGATTTCGACCTTGAAACGGGAAGCGATATCCTTCCAGAACACGATTTCCGCACGGTTTTCCATGCAGTTCGACGGCTGAACATTGTTGTAGATGTTGTTGAACACATAGTACAACGCAATGCTGTTACGAGCCCAGCTAATCGTATCCTTGAGCTTCTGGTTGTTAGAGTTCACGAACAGGCGGCTCAACAAGTCGGTGGCTGTGGAACACATCGGGAGAATATTGTTGAAACTTGCGTTCTTGATGGTACGCCCAAGCTTCTTCCAGTCAATGCCCTCAGGCGTGATGAAGTCGGTGGAGATTCGCGGAATCTGGTTGCCCAACTCCTTCAGTAAGTTTAAAAGATTATTGTTTTCTTCAGCCATTTATCTTCCCATAAGGTTATTATGACGAGTTTGGTATGATTCAAATATAGCAAAATGTTTACGGGTCAATATAAACTTTATGAAAAATTTGAGCAGGTGCTGAGATGTACGGGAATAACTACTTGATGTTCGAGAGCGAAGTGGAACGCCTGAAGCCTTTGTTCCTTATGGAAGCCGAGGATGACGACCTCGAGGAATCCACCCCGAAGGACGACAAACCGGCCGACGACGATAAGAAATCAGACGATAAGAAGAAATCCGAAGATGAATCCAATGAGGATAAGGGTGATTCCAAACCGGAAGACACGGACAAGGAATCCAAAGAGAACTCCGGCGAGTCTTCCGGCGACGGGTTCGAAGAACTGGATGACGCTAACGGGGAAACCGGCAGCGAAACCGAAGACTTCGACCTCGAGCGCGATATGCCCGACATTACCGGCGGACTCGGCGAGCCACAGAACGGTGGCGATGTGAATGCCAATAACGGCACCCCGGGCGCAATCACTCCGGAGCGCCTTATCGCCGAAATCACTTCGGGGCAAGACAACATTTATACCCGCGTGATTAATGAAGTGAAGCCCAAGTTCCCCAATGGCGAATGCCAGGTCAAGGACTTGCTTGAGCCGATTGCCCACGCAATTTCCGCATACCTGAAAAACAAGAAGTATGCCGGCATCGATACCCGTACCTTGGAAAAGAAGAATCCGAACAAGGCGATGAACCAGGAAAATGCAATTCACCTGATAAGCCTTGTCATCGCGAAAAACATCAAGGAAGGCAAATTAATCAATTATGCCGAGCGGCAACAACAGGCACAATCGGCTCCAAAAACCGAATCGGTCCGGATGGGATACCGTTCAGTCCGTCCAATTGAGGAGCAGACCCTGATGGAAGGCTGGAAGGATATCTTGCTTGCCGGCGGTATCGCAGCAAATAGCGCATTGGGTGCAACAGCACAGTCCGCCCCTGTATCTACATTGCAAGGGACCCCGAGATACCAGGCAATGCAGCAACAAGCGAACGCCCCGCAACAGAAGCAGCAGGCCCCCCAGAAGAAATCCGGGGTAACCAGCGGCGCTACGGCGGCACCGTCCACAAGTAGCACCGGCGTACAGTTCAGCCCGGACAGCACCTATCAGCTGTCCCCGCAGCAGTTCCAGCAATTCCAGGCATCGGGCAACCTCCCGAAGCACTACATCGTCGCGAGCGATGCACAGGCCGGTCAGAATATCGCCAAGGTTCCACAGGCCGGCGCACAGAAGCCGTCCAACAAGGGCTACGGGAAAAATACCGGCAATGGCAATGTGAAAGCCGCACAAGGGAGCTCGGTTACCCAGGCGGCCGTGAAGGAACAGGCCAAGAGCGGCCAGACGACCAAACAGATTGCTACCGGAAAGGATGAACGCTGTGTAAACCCGGATGAGCAAAGCGGGAATTTCGGTAAGACGGTTCACGCGCTCGGTCATAAAGGCGTAGACCTTGCCTACAAGGGCGGTAGCGCTCTCTGGGGCGGCCTGAAGGGTGCGGCAAAGGGTCTATGGGACGGCGCCAAGAAGAACTGGGGCGAAGCCGAAAAGGACCTCGAGCAAGACCACGATGAAATGATTAAGGAGCGCAACAGTTCCAAGAAATAAAATAAAGGCCGCGAAAGCGGCCTTTTTTCAATAGGTAATTTGACTACTAGATAGTATCGAACGGAACCCAGCGAATCCAGAAAGGCGGATATGTCAAACCTCCCCCTACAATCATTCCGCCGTTGGCCGAAGCCTGTATCTGATATCCAAGTCCCTCAAGACATAGCCGAGTTTCTTCAAGAGTGAACTGCTTCTTGTGTTCGGAATTAACCAAGACACTAGTACCCTCATGAACAGATGCAAGGAAATCCATCAAGTTCTTGGTAAACTGCGGATGCGCCTTACGATAGGCTTTACCACGGGCGGCCGTTTCAGTTTCAATCCGGGCTTTCATTTCAGCTGCCGTCGGGAAGACAATTTCTTTCGCCGGAGCTTCTTTGGAAGTTTCATTATTAACGCTCATCTTTAACCTCTGTATTCGGAGTTTCCTTCTTTGCCGGAATAGTCTTTTCCGGCTTCCACCCGTAGTACTTCTTATACTGGGTGTCCATGACATTTTCATAGTATGCGTCGGACGAACGGCTGTTCACCTCGCCGACCAGCTTCTCCATCGAGTTTACCGCGTCGGATATCTTGGCGCGCTCGAGGATATACCTGTCCTGACGCTCGTAGTCCACCGCCTTCGGTGACGGGATACGGGTAAGGTCGATGTTATTGTCAAGGTCGACAATCTTCACCTTGGCAGCAAGGAGGTTGCCGGATACCCGTTCAATGTAAGCCGAGCGCGATTCACTCTTCTTCTTGGTAAGGAGGTCGACGACCTTCCAGATTACCGGCGGGAACCATACCATAAGGTCGGATATGGTAAAACCGCCGTCTTCGACTACATCATGGATATAGGCGATAGCGGTAAGGTTATCGTCGCCATAGCGCTTGTCGGTTTCCTTCCCAACGGCGCCGACATGTTCAAAGTAACGGTGCCCGCCCTTATCAAACTGCCCGTCGTGTGCAAATTCAGCGAACTTGATTGCCCGGGAAACAATATTGAGCTTACCGAGCGAACTGTCGCGGACAAACTTGTTAATTTCTTCTCTTGAACGCATCAATTCCTACCTGATTGTTTTGAGAATCACAAACACCCTGTTTCAGCGCGGTCCCCTATGCCGCTACATTTCAAACTATATCTTTTTCTTAAATATGCAAATTGAAATAGATTCCTTAGTATCAAGGAGCGGATATATTATGAAAATCCCAGTAAGAGAATTACGGTACAACACCGAACTCCAGAAGGATACCCTTTTCGACACCGACATCGTAGCCAACCTGAGACAGGACACCATCGCGGTTCTCGCAATCGTCACCCAGAGCGAGACCAATGTGGTCGTGGAAAAGCCGGTAAAGACTATGGAAATCGCCGGCTTCGAGCACTACACTATGTACGGCCAGTTCTCGTCCGGGGACGCCACCGGGGAAATCCGGTACTTCTGGAACGTCCGTAAGGAAAACCCGGAATTCTTCGATGTCCACAAGGTACAGATTCGATTCACCAATCAGGGATGGTGCGATGTGGACTACAGCGTGGACCGCATGCTGATGGACCGGATATCACAGGAATACCAGCTATTCGTAAAGTCAAACCGCAATGTCCCGAAGAAGTTCGAGGAGATTGAGAACAAGTTAATGAAGCTACGCTCCATACCGGTATCGCAGAAGGCCCGTGCCGAGATTATAAAGATTACCGACGAAATAAGCGCCATTCTCGGAAACATTTCGCCAAAAGCAAGCATCGAAAAGATTCCAACCCAGGAGTTTTAACTATGAAACAAGAACCGTTTGAATACTTCCGCTACGCAGAAGACTCCATTGAACAGTACCCGGCGCCAAAGTATATCGAGGAATGCGAAAAGAACATAATCATCCAGGGGAGCATCGTAATCCCCCTGACGAAGCGCAGCTTCCAGGTGTTCTATGCAGACAAGAGCCTCAACAACTTCTGCCACTACAACATCGAGCGGCGCGAATACCGGAAGCACTTCCGGGTATCCCTCACGACAGTCCTCGCAGACAGCACCATCGCGAACTCCTTCAAGTTCAAGGACATCACGGTGGAATCGCTTTCCGAAATCATTACTACACTCTTCGCCGAAAACCAGCAGACCCGCATCAAGGCCATCGAGGAGCAGCCGGAGTTCACCCGGATTGTAACCGAGGAGCTTACCAAGGCGGGATACACATCTCTCGGCAACTCGCCGCGTTCGATGGTATTCCGCGGGCACAACCAGAACATCACGGTCGCAATTTCCGACCTCGGCCGGTTCAGGGCAACCATCCGCTGCACCCGCAAGAAGAATGGGGTAAACCAGGCGTTCTGTACGGGCGGCCCCGTGCTAATCAATAACGCATCTGCACTCGTATCGACAATCAACTCACTCAAGTAGGAGGAGCACTATGAAAAATCTTTTCAACCTGACCTATATCGCAATCGCGCTCGGATTCATCCGCAAGATTATCACCAAATGCACCTACCGGGCACAGGACGGCATACCGGAAGAACAGCATGACAGCGCAGGATGCTGGTGCCTCGTGTACAACTACAGTGTATGCCTTGAATATACACACAACAAAGCCAAGCTCATCGAGCTCGGCAATGAAATTATGAAGGCTGTTCCAAAACTAAAGGGACACTTCACCCTAATCGAAGACGATAACATGGGCACTGACAGTGTTGAAGAAATCACCGTCCTGACTCAAGGTGAAACCGAAGTCGTAAAACACCTTATCCGGAAATTCGGGCTCTAAGCCAGAATCTTCCTGATGTCTTCCCGGCTCAGTAGCCTCTGGTTACTGCTCCCGCGGAACTTCAGGGCAAGGTCCCTCTTTTCCAGTATGAACGGTCCGTCGACAAGGACATCCACGCTTTCCAGAATGCGTGGCGTCACCGTATCGATATACTTCCGTCCGCCCGGAACCAAGTCCCTCTCCAGTATGTACCCGGTGAACATCCAAAGGTTCTTACCGGGATAAGCCCGCTTGTAGCGGTCAATGAGAGGCAAAAGTTCCGCCTGGTTTTCGGGTTCGAACGGCTCGCCACCAAGAATAGTCAGCCCGGCAATATATTCCGGCCGGCAAGCCTCGATGACCTCGTTGGCCTCTATTTCAGTAAACGGATTGCCATAACCGAAATCCCAGGTTTCCTCGTTGAAACATCCCTTGCAGTGGTTCCTGCATCCCGAAACGAACAGAGTAACGCGGATTCCCTCGCCATCCACGATACTCATCGGCTCAATCTTTCCATAGTTCATAACATTTCTCCTACAAAGAAAAAACGGCGGGATGCATAGCCCCCGCCGGTAAATATACAATATCCTAGATATTGTGTCTGTCGGCAAACTCGGCAAGCTTTCCGTCACAGCACGACTTGGTAATCGACTTCTTCGGAGAACCGCTAAGGTAACCCGTCACACGGAGCATACGGACAAAGTAGTTTTCATCGGTACATCCGCACTTCGGGCAAGCATTCTTGATTATGCCGTGATAACCGCACTTAAGGCAGTCGTCCGAATTAAAAGTTATCGTATAGTATCCCAAGTTGCCTCTATACATCGCCATAATAGCAGCTTTAACTGCGGGCAAATTGTCGCTTGGGTCTCCGTCGAGCTTATAATAGAATATATGCCCGGCATTGGTAAGCTTGTGGAACGGTGCCTCGACCTTAATCTTGTTCTCGAGAGTAGTATCAAGGGAGAAATCCATCATATGGCTGTTGGTGTAGTAGCCCTTACCGAAAAGACGGTAGAGGTCGACATCGGCAAGTTTCTTGTTGCGGGCCGTAAGTGAATATACACCATCCGCACTCGTCTTCTCGATAGCGAACTTCTTCTTATCAATCGTGGCGAAACGCCCAGCGACCGCTTCAGCCGGGGTAGCAAACGTACTCCAGTTGAGGTGTGTATCCACCTGGCACTTATCGGTAAACTCGCGCATATGCCTTACGATAGACTGTGCAAACTCATCAACCTCGTGGTCGACACCAAAGGTCTTCCCGGTAAGGAGAGTAACTGTCTCGGCAATGCCGATATAACCGATTGAAAGCGTAGACTGCTTGAGGACTTCGGCAATAGTGTCGGTGACCTTATGCGGCTTGTCGTCCGATGTCAGGTAAATGCCCTGCTGCATCGTAAACGGGAAGGCTTCATAGGTCCTCTTGCAGATAAGGTTGAAACGGTCAAGCAAGCTATCCCTTGCATCGGCAAGCATCCCATCAAGCTTGGAGAAGAACAGAGCCTTGCGCTTTTCGATATCGCTTTCCGCGATGTGAGCTTCGATAGCGAGCCTCGGGAGGTTAATCGTGTGGAATGCAAAGTTGCCACGGCCGGTAGTCTGTTCCGGACCGTTGATGTTACCGATGACACGGGTGCGGCAACCCATAGCGCTGACTGTGGTCTCCGGGCGGAGCCTGCGGAGATGAACCTTGCCGTCCTTGATTGCGACAATTTCCCAGTACTTGTCTTCGTGCCAGTATTCGTACTGAATCTTCTCAAATTCCGTATCGATAGCTCTCAGCACGGCAATCTGGTCGAGGCCACGGCACTTCACAGTAAATTCGTACGGAACATTGACTTCGCAGGTGTCATACTTGATATACTGACGGTTGAAGTCATTGTCTTCAGAAACGAAGTTCGGATAGAAACGCCTTGCAAGGCACTTGATGGATTCGTCGAACAGGTCTACATTCGGGTCATCGTCGTTGACCGTGTACCCTTCCATCATCTTAAAGATAAGAATCGGGAAGATTGCGGTAAGACCGTCACCCATACCTTCGTACTGAGCCCTGATAAGATTCTGACTGACCATACGGCCACAGGCAGACACATCAAGGCCGAAATTCAATGATGAGAACGGGACCTGGTTACCTGAGCGGCTCTGGAGGGAGTTTAAATTCTGTACGAGAGCTTCCATTGCCTGATGGGTATCGTCATCCGTCTGGTCGATTGCTTCGTCGACACAATCCGCGGGGAACTGTCGATAGAGAAGCGCCGTAGGCATATCCATAGTCACCTTCTGTTCTTCAAGGATAGCGACGAGTTTCTTGCGGACAAGCTTAAATCGGCCATCAAACTCAGCAAACTTGGGGTCACGGGTCGTCTTGTAATACCGGTTGAGTTCCTTGGCCAAGTTCTTCAGGAATGAAATATTGACAAACGGGGCCATCTCGAAGTCGAAGTTGTCGACCGCGATGCCACCATACTGCTGATTGGACTGAAGCTGGAGAATTACAGCCGTAAGGGCAGTAGCGCTCTGAATTGAGCGGGCCGGGCGTAAAAATCCCATTCCACCGGCATCGAACCCGCTGAGGAGGAGCTTCTTCACCGGCGCGTTAAGACAGTTGAAAGTCAAATTGTACATATTCAGGTCATGAATATGCATATAGCCTTCCTTGTGCTCCTTCGCAAAGCGACGCGCAATCTTAGACAGGAGGTTATAGGTCTTGTTGGCGGCGCCACCAATCTTGCCGTACATGCCGGCCGGGGTGGCTCCGCTCTCATTCGCATTGTCTCGGAGCGTATTGCAGCTCTTCAGGTCAGACTCCGAAATATCCTTCAACTGCTTCAGGAGGTCGGACTCGAGAGTCCGGACGCGGGTGCGCTCTTCCCTGTATGTGATGTATGCGTCGGCGGCATCCGGGTTCCGCTCCATAAGGAGCCGGGAAACAATCTTGGATATTTCATCCGCCTTCACCGTCTTCTTCCCAAGCTCGGATATGGAAGTCATAGCGGTATCGACCAATTCATCGGCCGAATCCCTATCTAACTTGGTATTTCCTTCTGCAAAAGCCTTCACCATGCCATTCCTAATCTTCGCCGGATTGAAGTCATCCGGCGTACCATCGCGCTTCACAAACTTGAGCGGAATGCGTACGGTCTTCTGGGCATTTTCAGTGGTGGATTCTGTCATAATATTCCTCTAATTTTTCAAAAAGCAAAAGTGGTTTATATGTTCGTGCGGCACAAAATATGGCCATTTTAGACATGAAAATCGGCGAACTGCACAATATCTTGTGTTTTCGCCGATTTCGTCAAATTGTTATTTTTTACTTACATTTCACCCTCGGTTTCCTCCCCAGGTTCCAGTGAAAAGTCAGAGTTTATCTTCTTTTCTTCCGTCTTGGAAGGTACAGAAGGCGGAGGACCATCGATAATGTGGCCATCGTCACGGGCGACCATCCGGGAGTACTTCATAGTGACTATCCGACGGTTCACGAGTTCAAGGAACCGTTCAGCCGTCGGCGCCCCGTCATAGTAATTCACCATATCGCAGATAATGCCCGAAATATATGCATGGGTAAGCCCGGACTCAAAAATCTGGGCGCAAGCCTGGGTAAATTCGGCACAGTCCGCGGAAACCCACTCTGGCTTGTCAGCCTTCAGGTGGATAAAGGTCTGCTCGATAACATCAATCACATCGTCGACAGTCTTCGGGTTCTGTACATAGATGATATCATCAATCCGCTTCGGGCGATTCTTGATAGTACTATGAAGCTTCTGCGGCTCGTTGATGATGAGAATGGTGATGCCCCTGTAGTTCGGGGAGTTCGTCTCGTCAATGAAGTTGATGAATGCGCCGGTCCTCTCGTTCTTCGTGCTGAAGTCGTTTCCGTCGAAGTCGTCAAAGACAAAAAACGAGCCCGGGAACATCGTAAGAATCTTGAAAACATTAATCATCCCGCGCTTGTCCGAGATGGATTCCGGTGTAATCCAGAACACAGGCACATCCGGAAACTCCATAAGGAGTCGGTTCACAGATACCGTCTTGCCGGTACCCTGGTCGCCCTGAATAATATACCCGCGGCGGCCCTTACCATCAAGAACCTTGCGGATGAATTCGGCTTCACTCTTCATCGTACGGATAGCCTTGCCGGAATCATCATACAAGTCAAAGTTCTTTATGTCGAAATCGATTATCTTTCGCGGCTCAGCAAACATCGAACCGTTCTTGATGCGGATGATATTCTTGGATATGTCGATACTGTCGATATAAATCCGGTAGACGAGCTTGCTCATCCCCTCGAAAATTACCGGGTCGAGCTTGGAACGCTCCATACCGAAATTCAAGAACGAATAGTTTTCGTCATTGGCGATATCGACACCCTCGTAGTTACAGCTGGAAATGCAGTAGCCGAGTTCGATGCCCACGATTCCAGTATGGCCATCGATGGTAACCTCGGCAACAATATTGTATTCCTCGCCCTTGTCCCCCGTATCTGTTTCAGGAGGGAGCTGCTTTACCTTCATAAAGCGCACCCCGTAACTCGCGAGCTTTTCGGCATCCATTCCGACAAAAGCCTTGCATACGCCCGATGTTACCGGGATATTGGAAGTCTGCAAGTCGACACCGCGACGAACATCCATATAAGCCGCAAGGGTATCATAAGGACTCTTCACCTCGTGACTTGCCGCGACAAACACATTGTTGACAATAGTATTCAACTTTACAAGTCCAAGCATAGTATCGAGAGCATCCAGATAGGCACCGACTATGCGGTTCTTTGTAGCCGCACGAATGAGGCTACCGAATGTACCTACAAAATTGCTTGCCGTATCGACTAGCTTCGGACCGTTCTTGCGCAGTTCGCCCCAGAGAATCCGCAGTTTCTCCTTGGCGGTAAGAGAAGGCCAGTTTTCAGCGTCGATTTCAATCTTGACCAACAGTTCTTCAGTCTTTTCTTTAGGCATTCCGTACCCCCTATTCTTCCCCGGTTACTTCAGTAACTTCATAATAGCCCGGCGGCAATTCGGACGGTTCTACCCCCTCGGGCGGCTCACCGAAATCATACTTGACATCGGTAAGCTTCTTGGAACCGCCGTAACGCCAGGTACGGTAGGCAATACGAACCACATTGAGTGCGAACACTGCAAACATGGCAATCTTGATGCGTTCAATAATACGCAAGTGCAAATTAGTATCCATAGGTCCATCCAAAAATATAGCAAGAGAGTCGTGCTACCGTTTTAGAATCTGTATCAAATCAGCCATAGTTGACGGCTCAAAATACTTCCCGGGCACCCTTTCCACCAAGGTTCTCCCCTCGATTCCCGCATGGAACATCGCCATAGAGTGCAGGTAGCCCCTCTCGCAGTCCCCAAGGTGGATAACTTTCGGACAGGTACGGTAAAGGGCCGTAATTTCGGGAAGTTCGGGCTTCTCCAGTATTTCCACCCGGGCTGACCCGACTGCAGCAAGCAGGAAGGACATAACCTGCGCCCCGTCCATCTGCCCGGTCACGGCGATTGCTACCCGGGCACCCGAAAGGTTTGCCCGCTTCAGCGCATCAAGGACACTCTCTTCGGCACCTTCGGGTATCTTACCACCAATCACGGCATCAAACTCAACAGATATCGGGAGCCGGCACATATCCTCCGCCCGTAAAGGATAACTAGCAAGACCGAAACGGCACCCATCCCGTGAGCCAAGCGAAACTGTCACAAGAGCCTTGGTATCGCGATACTCCTTCGAGTCGTGATATATCACACAGAACGGCGATACCCCATCGGGCACATCAAGGCACCCATCTGCAGCCTGCGCAATCAAGGGCTCCCGTGAACCCGGATACCAGTATTCGCCACCGATTTCAGCCGAAACCGCCATAGACAGAATATCAAGCTTGGAATCCCACTCATTACGAATGCTCTTTACGAAGCAACGCATCCTTAGCCCTCCCATACCAGTCATCAATAGACTTGTTCATTTCCTCGGTCAGTGTATCCTGCGGTACCTTCCTGAGTATGTTATCGACGAAGAAAATGAGTCCCTGGTCGCCATCCTCGGAATGTACGGCGGAAAGAATCAAGTCCATCGTCATCGGCACCGAGCGGTCAATGTCGTATATCGTCGTATCGATATCCAGCGCGACACTAGGAGAATACCACCACTTGAGTTCCACCTCGAGACGTCCCATAGCGCGGTACTTTTCCACCATCTCTTCCATAGTCACCTTCCCGGCGATATAGGAAGCGAAATCCTCGTCAGACATCCTCCGGACACAGGCGCACATCACGCGGTTCCGCACATACACCTTGCCCTTCTGATACGCTTCCGTGTTCACCTTCGGGTGGAACATATGGTACGCCACGGCTCCAGTCCACGGATTCCGGAGAATCTCCGCACCGATACGGCGGAACTTGAACATAAAGGTATCATCCTCGGCACCCCACCCGTCGAAAGCCTCATCGAACTTGCCGACCGCATTGAAGGTGTTCCAAGTAAATCCGCAGCAAAGCCCGGTCTGCCTATGAATAGTGACCCCGTGGTCCTTGCTGCCGCCAAACGGCGCGCCGGTCTCTACAAGCTGTCTAGTATCGGTCTCATCGAGGTACATCGTATCGCCATAAGGAAACACAAGGCGGCCATCGGCAATGTTTGCCATCAGGTATTCCGCGAGTGGCCTAGTCAGATACACGTCGGCATCAAGCATAATGTACCCCGAGTATCCCGGGTGCCAGGTAACGGCGAGATTCATCAGGCGTGTCTTCCAGAACCGTTCATGGTCCATATTGCCGATGATGCTGTGAAGCAACCCCGGAGTCTCATCGAGTCCGCTCTCGGCCATATATGTGCCGTCGCCCTGCTCCATTATGATGTGGTCAGCCTCAGGGAAAGCCTCTGCCGCGCGAGCAATACAGGCCCCCAAATTTCTCCGGCGGAATTTGTCCCCGGTATCCATAAATGCAGTAATAAGTAAAAAGTCCTTCATCGTCATATAAACTATTTAAAAATGGTGCGTCGGTAAGCCAGCCGTACGGTTTAAGGAGATTTTCTATGTACAGAAGAATTATAAGTGTGAGGGGGGCTAACGAGAACATTAAGCTAACCCCTTTTGAAAAGGCAGAATACAAGAAATGCAAGAAGAGTCTTGCATACTTCATCGAGAATTATGTGTACATAAATACTAAAGACCACGGACTGGACCTATTCAAGCTTACCCCGCGCCAGAAAAAAGAAGTCAGCCGGATAGCCTTCCAAGAAACCGTACACGGCTCGCACATCGCGTTCCATAGCTGGTACCGTCAGGCAGGTTACAGTTCGATGGTGATGGCCTATGTACTGTGGAAGATGATATTCACCCCGAATACCACCACGCTACTCCCAAAAGCAAGACAATGGAATGGCGGGATAGACCACATGTACCTATTCCGCCAGATGTACCTTGAACTTCCATACTGGCTGAAGCCCGGTGTTACCCAGTGGAGCAAGAACGCGGTATCATTCGAGAACCGGTCGCATATCACCTTGCGCTCTTTAAACAAGTCATGCGACCAAGCACGGGGTTTCACAGTAAACATACTAGTGCTCGACTATTTCGACGGAGCGCCCGCCAATGTAGCCAAGGGAATTATCAACAATCTCATACCCACAATATCCTCGCTGGCAAGCGGCAAGATTTTCATATCTGGCCTCGGCCCGAATGATAATACCGTATCCGGGCAGTACTGGAAAGCAAGCAAGAAATCAACCAATTGCTGGTTCTCCAAGTACAGCTGGGAGAACAACCCAAAATTCAGCAAGAAATGGGCCGATGAGGAAATACTGAAAATCGGCGAGAAGCGCTTCCGCGAATACTACTGCCGGTAAGGAGAGATAGCTCATGCCATTCAACGGAATATTCAACTTGCGTGACGCAAACGAAAGCGTCGTGATGACTCCCTACAGAATTAGGGAGCTCCGTAAGTGTGCAAAGAGCCCGATTTACTTTATCAGGAACTATGTCTACATCAACACGAAAGACAACGGCATGCAGCTGATGAAGACATATCCCTTCCAGGATGCTGCAATCAAGCGCTTCCTGAAATACAGATTTAACATCAACAAGTGGAGCCGTCAGGTCGGTAAGTCCACCGTCGTCCGAGCGTACATCCTGTGGTACGCAATGTTCCACAAGGACAAACTGGTTGCCATGCTTGCGAACAAACTTATGCTCGCCAAGGAACAGCTCCAGCTTCTCCGCGAGTCATATGTAGCTCTCCCGTACTGGCTCCAGCCGGGCGTCAAGCTGTGGAACAAGATGAGTATCCAGTTCTCAAACGGGTGCCGAATAATGGTCGCCGCTAGTTCCCCTGACGGTATCCGCGGATTCTCGCCGAACCTCCTGTATCTGGACGAATTTGCGTTCTTGCGACCGGGTATGGCCGACGAGTTCATGGCTTCAGTGATGCCGACCATTTCTTCAGGTAAGACAACCCGAATAATCATTACCTCGACGCCGAACGGCCTCAACCATTTTTACAGAATGTGGGAAGACGGCGTAGACGAAAACAAGGCTACGCCGCACGAGCTGCAAGCAAAGTATGTCCGCTCAGTGGTCCTATGGAACGAAGTCCCAGGCCGTGAACCACAGTGGGGTATCGACGAAGAAGCCCGTATCGGCGAACAAAGGTTCCGCCAGGAATATATGTGCGAGTTCGTCGGCTCTGCAACCACGCTTATCGACTATAAATGCCTCGAGCATCTCCATCCGGACAAGCCATTGCCGGTCCCGGGCGTACCGAAGCAATATTCCCTCCGCCTCTTTGACATCCCCCTCCCCAAGCAGATGCTTGAGAAAGAGGACTGGACCTATGTCGCTGCACTCGATACCGGCTTCGGTATGCGGCAGGACTACCATGTTCTCCAAATTTTGCTTGCCAAGTCTTCAATCCGCGCAGAGCAGGTGCTTGTACTTTCCTCCAACGAGGTTACCGTGGAAGACTTCTGCAGTATGGCGGCAAGTGTCCTGCGTATGTACGGTAACCCGCCGCTCACAATCGAGTACAACGGCGGTTCCGGCATGACTGCGCACAAGACGATGTTCGAGAAACTCGGGTACGACAACCTCATCAACTACGACCAGTACTTCCGCGGCATCTACTCGACCAACCCAATCAAGACTACGGCAGTCATGCTCCTCAAGCTCTATGTTCAGCGCGGATACCTTAAGCTGAAGGATGAAACTACCATCAACGAGCTGATGAGCTTCACGAAATTGAACCAGTTTACCTGGGGAGGCGCCGGCGGAAACCACGACGACCATGTTACCAGCCTGTACTGGGCGGTATACTTTATGGAATCCAACTGGTTCCCGGGCAAGCACGAGGATATCCAGTTCCTTGACGCGCTCGAGATTACCTTCGCCGGTGGAGCTTTGGGTGAACAGATGAAGACCGCGCTGATTACCGGTGCGGACCCGGTGGCTATCAAGGAACAGAAGGCTCTCGCCGACCTCGAGGCAAGACAGCCGCACGGCGCGATGGCACCTCTGCCGTCAACGATGCCGGTATAAACTAGGAATTAACCAAGACGGACATGGACTGAACTATGGGATACAACGAACTAGACGAACTTTTGAAACTGACTACGATGGTCGAAGCTACTTCCACCAATCAGGGCACCGAGGAACCGGAAGAGGATATCCCCGCTACGGTCCGTGTGTACGACGAAAACGATTATTCCGGAAAAGCCAAGGTACTCAATACAAAAACGGCCGCGACCGGTGAAACTGAACAGCCGACAGTTCTCGAAGTCCCGCAGAAGCCAAAGGGCAATAAGGCATATGGCAGCTCGGGCAACCAGACATTCACGGACGAGCACGGCAACCCTATCGAAAATGGCCCGCTGTTCGAGGAAGACGGCCCGACGACCAATGTCGACGGGAGTACCAATGATTCTCAAACGCAGACCACGGATGTACCGGTAGCAAACACTGAACAGCTCCAGCAATCCAACGACAACATTGGTGAAGCCGCACAGGAAATCCAGAAGGCCGGTGAAACAATCCAAAATATCGAAGGCTCAGATAACGCTCCGGCAGGTACACCGGATGGCGCCCCGGCTGATACCGAATCCAGCCTCGGCAAGTCATTTGCAAGAAGCTTCTCGTTCGGCCTCGGTGAGTCCGTCGTACGCGGTATGGGCCGTGACTTCGCCCGCCGCTACATGCTCGAATGTGCCGCACCTTCCGCCTATACGGCAAACAATCCGTTCAAGCTCGGCGACGCCGTGCAAGTAAACGGGGTGCCCCGTATCTTCGTCGTGAAGAATACCGACGGCAATATGATTACTACCGCCCGCCCGACCAACTGCGCGGAAGACTTCGCACAGGGCAAGGACGGCGTGTGGCCGGAATTCTGCTTCCAGAGCAATGACCTCAGCAAAATTGACAGTGCCGACATCACCCAGGGTGACGACATCGCAGAATTCAACGACAAGATGACCGTCCCGGAAACGATTGGCTTCGACGGTCTCGACATCGACCCGAAGCCGATGGACATCGCACAGAACTACGCAAAGAAGTTCAGCATGGATGAAGTAGGCGAGAACCTCGACAACATACTTGGCGCATACAACAAGGCCTCACACGGAGACAACAGCGAGTTCATTATGACCCGCAGCACCCCGCTCACGACCTATGTACTCCCGAACGGTCAGCTTACCACGCAGAGCTTCGAGGGCGAATTCATCCCGAGGTAACCAATGAAGCCGACTCTCGTTTACGATGCCACCTGCCCACTATGTGCAAACTACCAACGGTTCATCGAAAACCGCCTCGGTGACCGCATCGCCTACGAAGGCAGCGGGGCAGGTGCAGAGGAAGTGCAGTACCGCGATTCAAACGGAATGACCTACACGGGCGCACGGGCTATCGAGAAATTCGTATCAGACTTCCCTGAAATCAGAGACTTCAATACGATGCTTCCACAGGCTCTCCGTAATGTAGGCGTCAGAATCCCCGGGAAGCTCCCGGTCGCCGGTGTCAAGGCAATCTACAAGGCGAGCGGGGTAGTCCGCAAGGGATACCAGGTGATACACAAGGGATGCAATTGCGGCGGAAAGCGCAAGTAGCATACAAGAAAAACCAAAAATAAAAGGCCGGATTCATCATCCGGCCTTTAATGATTGGAGCAAGGCTACCACAAATCTGCGAAAAGGAGTCCCCAATCACAAAAAATTACTTCGCCGAGTTATTCGTCGGGGTCAACTTCACCACGACACCAGCAGGCTTGTTACCTTCGCCGATAATCGGCATTATGACATGATACACACCGTTTTCATACCCGGACTTGATGTTATCCTTGTCAATCGGACGCGGGAACTCGAATGTGTACGAGAATTGTTCGGCCTGTGGCGGTACGGTAACCATCGCATCGTATTCGACAGAATCGTTCTTACCCTTCTTGCCGCGACCCTTAGTCTTCGGGAACATCTTGTATGCCTGAAGCTTGCGGGTACCGGTAATGACAAGGTTCATATTGAAGTAGGTAGTTCCAATCTTGTCCGGCTCGACACCCGGAAGGTCGATAAAGAAATGGTAATTGCCGCCAACGACGATAGTCTCCGTATACGGCTCGCCAAAATTCGGCTGGTAGCGAGTAATGTACTTGTTGGCCGGTTCGTTCGGGTCAGGCATCGGGTTCCCCTGCTGGTCAACCGGGGCGCCCTGCTGAGCACCCTGCTGTACATTCTGCTGAACCGGCTGGCCGCCCATCTGCTGGCCCTGCACCGGCTGGTTACCCCACTGCTGTTGCTGCATGCCGTCGCCCTGATACCCGCCGTTCATCGGCTGGTACCCGCCATTCATCTGCATCTGCTGTTGCTGGAGATACATCTGCTGTTGCTGGAGCTGCAACTGCTGACGCTGGAGCTGCTGACGCTGGTATTCGAGTTCCTGCTGGCGCTGCTGCTGTTCGAGTTCCCACTCCTGGCGCTGCTGCTGTTCATATTCCCACTGTTGACGTTCCCAGACCTGCCGGTCGCCGAGTTGTTTCTGGGCAGCAATCTGCTGCTGCCGCTGATAGCGATTCATTCCATTACCTCCTATTCTTCTAGCGCCCATCTGCGGGCTCCTGCCACGACCCCTCTGCGGTTCGACTACCTGTCCCGGTATGCGAAAAGAGTTGTTCACACGCTGAGTTTCCCGCATAGTAATGTCATTGAGGCGTTCCGGGTCGCCGCCACCCCTGATTTCGCACATCTGCGGATTCTTGCCGTAGAGCAAGGTAGGCCCAGTGCCGTCATCGTAATCAGCAAATTCGCCGTAACTCATTTTATCCCCTTTAGTTGATTCATCCCCGGAACCGCCGATATTCCACTCGGCATCGAGCTTCGGCTTTCCGAAAATGAATTCCTTAATTTTGGTAAAGATGCCCACATTTTATACCCCTTTAGCGAAATCATCGAGGCCGTGCGAGTTACGCAGTTTCGCGATAGCCTTCGCCTTGGTGCGCCGAGCCCAGTCCTTAGAAGAACAGAAATCGGCCGCCGCCTCTTCTAAACTAGACTCTTCTCCACCGTCGAGCCCGTAGAGTCGGCGCAAAAGTGCAGATTCCTCCAAGGTAAGCACATGCTTCATCTCGGACTCAATCTTGTCAGTGAGAAGTTCCCTGGCGTGGTTATAGTCCGGAGCCAGGTCTGACGATGATTCCGGAATGGAGTCACCCACGGTGATATCCGAGCAATCGTCATTGTCGGCCGACTCCATCGGAGCATCCATCGAAAATGTATGGGATATGGAAGCATTGGCCTCCGCACCGTACTTGATGTCATCGATAGGAAGCCCGTTCTTAATTGCGTCAAGCACCTTCTTTCGCAGCCTGACCGGTACGCGCACGAGGTCGTTTTCCTGAACGGAAGTACCCATCCTTGTACGCATATACCACACAGCGTACGAAATGAACTTCACATTCTTGTTCCAGTCGAACTTATAGAAAGCTTCCATAAGTCCGAGCTTCGCATCGGAATAGAAATCCTCCACCGGAAGCTTAGTAATCTTACTATAATCCATTGCGAACTTCAGGGCAAACCTAAGATTCGCCTGGATAACCTTCAGCTTAGCGGCTTCCCGAACATGCTGCGGCTTTGTTTCATCATGATAAATCTTGAAGCAGACAGTCTCGGCATCCCTTTCTATGATTTCATATGCCGAAGTCTCCTCAAGTAGTAGTTTTGCATTTTCCCCTAAATACGATGCCTTTCCCATCTGGCATACCTACCTACTATATGTTGACAATAATATAACTATTTATCAACAAAAAGTCAACACATTTATAAAGTTTTTCACAAAAATATCAAACATTAATCAACAATTTATCAACAGTGCGTCCAAGTTTATAACTTTAAGATGATAAACTCCCTGTTTATGAACGAAAATACAGCGAAAATCGACCGTCTACTCCCAAACCAGGACCAGGCTAAGTTCTGGTCCATCGCCGACCGCGCCGTACAAAAACTGGCGAAACGAAAAGTCTCATCGGTAAACATGGTGGGCTACAGGGGTCCGGGCTACATCTATCAGGACTTCGTAATCACCATCAATGCGAAACCAGGGAAGCAGACGTACGAGATTTACCGCAACCGGACGGGCGCAATGGTGCTCTCCGTGAACGAAGGGAAGATGGTCGCGCGAAATTATGAATATATTTTTGTAGAGAACCACCTAAAGGAAAAAATAGGAGAACGCGTGAATGGCTAAAGAAGTAGGCATCGAGGTCGAAGGTACCGTCATCGAAGCTAGGGGAAGCGGATTCTTTTCCGTACAGCTGGCGAACGGACACGAAGTACTCGCCAGGCCGAACGGTAATATGACACGGCACTTCATCAAGATACTGCCCGATGACAAGGTAATGGTCGAAGTGTCGCCGTATGACCTAAATCGCGGTAGAATCACTTACCGATTCAAATAGAAAAGGCCGGCTTTCGCCGGCCCCAGAGTTAGCAGGTCGCATTATTTCGATGCGGCCTTCTTTGTCGTCTTCTTGGTAGTTGTCTTCTTGGTCGTAGCCTTCTTTGCCGGGGAAGCTTTCTTCTTTTCCGGCTTGGCGGCAGGCTTCTTGGTTGTCTTAGCCGTCTTGCGGGTAGTTGTCTTCTTTACCGCTTTCCTGGCAGTAGATGCCTTGCGCGGCTTCGCCACCTTGACCGGCTCGGCAGCTTCAGTCAAGACTTCCACCGGAACTTCCTGAGCCTTCCGTTCAGCAATGGACTGTTCAAGCGCGGCAAGGTTTTCACGATAGCGAGCAAGCGTCCGGTCGCCTTCCTGAGAAAGCCCGGCAACCTTGAGAATATCAATGCGCCGTGCAATCTTCCTTGTAAGTTCCTCGACCAGTTCTTCAGGTGTACGCTTCTTGCCGACAATGGAAGCCACTATCGGTGCCTGCTTTGCAGCCTTGCGCTGTGCGGCCAGAGCGGCGACCTGCTTCTTTACCTTGGCAGGGTCAGGAATTTCAACGACCACCTTATCCTTCCCGAAGTTTTCCTCAAACCTAATATTCTTCTCGACCGACTGGTCAGCCCCTGCCTTTTCAAACCCAAGTCCTTCCGCCGGCGCGATACTCACCGCATTTCCAAACACCTTGTCCGGATTAGGTGCATCAGGTTCATCAATGACTTCTTCATGGCCTTCCGCTGTTTCCGGAACTTCAGGAACTTCGATGGACTCACTTTCATCGTCTTCAAAATGGTCAATGTCCAGTTTCTTGCGCACCTTCTTGAAAACGATAGTGTACGCGATAATGAGCGCCAGTACGATAGCGATGCCGGCCCATCCGTATAGTGTGGTTTCGTTCATAAGTTTCTCCTGGTTAAATGTACGATTTCCCGTTGAAGAAACTATATCATCTCCCAGCAATCTTATAAACTGTGTGTTATGGCGAAGAAAATTAAGAAAATCGAAATGGTCAATCCGACCCCTATCCAACCGAGCCCGTCCGCCGAGCCGACCCCAAAGACCCCTGTTGCACAGCCGCAGGCAACCCCGACGGCAAAACCGGCAGTAGCACCGAAGAAAAGAATCCGGGTACGCAAAAAGGCGACGAAGCATCTCTCCGTCGCCGTCCTCTGCGCCAACCCCGGTATCGGACGCTTTAGTTAGTCTGAATCTTCCGGCGCCGAGTAGACTACCGGTTCCGGTCCATTGTCATCAAAGATATCGCCGTTATCGCCCTCGTCGGATTCAACGGGGGCGTTTCCTATTGTAAAGGACTCGCATTCCTTGAGGATAATCTTGAATGCCTTCGGCTTCTTGCCGGTAACAGTTTCTTCCTTCTTGTCGAGGAAGCAGCGGCAAAACTTGTCGTCAAAATCGTCGCCGTTCTTGACAAAGGTGAATGTGCCAACGCGGTCGTTGCCGACACGCTTAAACTCGATTGTGGTAAGCAGCGCCTTAAATACGAGGCCCGGCTCGTCCGTGTGGATGTCGTGGCCGAAGTCGACATCGAAGAAGATACCGTAGTCGCGCATATCGAGCTTGATTGTCCAGTATCCGTCGTCGCCCGGGATGAGATTTCCAAAGTTCTGGAGCTTGGTCACCAAACCGTGGGTCGCCCACTTGGAAAATTCGCGGGCGATACCGTCGATTTCGCTGTCATTGGTATTGCCGAATGTCTTTACCTGAAACTGGCGCACTTCGCCATTCTTGGTCCCGAACTTGGTGAGACCGCCCATAAAGTCGAGGTTGAGAGCCCCTTCTTGAGATTTCATAGGTTCCTCTGGGTTAAATTGTACATTAACAATTCAAATATAGCAATAAACTACGAATAACGAGGTATCGATATGCCACAAAATAATGCACTTTTAAGATTTTCAAAAGAAATGACCCAGTATGACCCGTTGCTCCAGAAACGCGTCGAGGGGCTTTACCATAAATTCTTCGAGGGAACGGGTACACTAACGGCACTTGACAACCTCCGCAGCGAAGTCGGCGACAACAACCTGGAGACCGAAGGCGACGGCGTATTCGGCCTAGCAAATGCACAGGGTTACAACGACGAACTGACACCAAACGAAACCATTGACGACAAAATCAACCAGGGTATAGAAGACGGTAACCTGGGCGACTTCGGCACGGCAATCACAACCGGACAGCCGCCGACCGAAGACGACCTCGGGCTTGGCGGATTTGAAAACCAGCCGGCACCTCCCCCTGATATGACCAGTGAACCGGTACCTCCACCTGACGATACCAATAAGCCGGTGCCTCCCCCTGAAGATGACATTATGGACGACAGCATGTTCGGTGACAACGGTTCCTCCAGCGACCTCGGCCTCGACGGTCTCGATGACGAGCTCCCGGAAGATAAGCCTGCAAACGGTGGCACGGTAGACCCGAACGCCAAAACGGAAGACCAGTTCTAAAAAATTTAAACTTAGTCATCAAAAAGGCCGCCCTCTGGGCGGTCTTTTCTAATTCGGTTTGATTGTTGGATTGTACTTTGCTCTCTCGCGCGTCTCCTTGCGCTTCTCCGCCTTGGCTATATCGTTGGCCACACGGTGAGATTCCTTATCCCTGATACGGAGCTTCTTGATTACGGCCTGCCGGATTTCCTTGTTGTACTCGCGGCGCTTGTCAGAAACATTACCTTCGCGGACAAACTTCTCGATATCGCCGATTACCTTTCCTACCTTAATTTCTTCATCGTTCAAGGTATTCAATGCAGTAAGACGAGCGGTAGACTGTTCACGGATTCCCTTGACTTTTTCGTCGATGGTATCCCATACGCCATACAGTGATGCAAAATTATCTGTAATGTAACTAAGCAATGCCCTTGCCGACATCGGGTTCCGATTGACATTGCCACTAGGAATCGTACGGTCCGCCTTCCACGCCTTGCCCTCGACATCGACCGGCTCGATACTGAAACGGCCATCGGCGCCGATACGAACAAGCGTCATGTGTTCGGCATTTGCCGCCCACGCGATGCACTTGCGGCGGTTCACCCCGTTATCGTCAAAGCCAAGGCTGACCGTTTCGGGACACTGGAACACCACACCCCAGAAATAACCATCGGTATCCTTCGGAGTGACCTCGCCCAACTTGGAGACATACATATATCCGTTACGGCGACCACCGACCTCTTCCGGCTTGGAGTCCGTAGAAATCTTCCAGAACGCATCAAGATTCGGCGCGCCGTGGTAAACCTGCTCGCTGACAATCTGACGCGCTTCCACTTCGGACTGCATCATGTCGATGTACCAGCACTCATCATCCTCGGCCTTCGGAGAATCGGTGCGGTAGAACAGGTTGAGCGTACCGTTGACAAACTCGAGCCAGTCCTTGTCGGTATCATTCTGGAAATCGTATGATTCGAACCACTTCTGGTACTTCTGCTGGGCTTCAGTAGGGAGCTGAACAACGCGGAACATATTGCGGAACTGGTACGGGGTATACCCGCTTTCCTGGCACTTCTTCATTATCCAAAAGTCAAGAATAATGTCCTTATGGGACTTCCAAGTGATTCCGTCGTTAATGTAGTTGATGAGACGGATGCCGGCAATTTTCCTCGCCTTCATTTCCAGCAGGATAGACTCTTCAAGAACGACAGGCTGTGCGCTGTGTCCTTTCAGCATATCTACAGTGTTCAGAAGGATATCCATCTCATAAACCTCAACCTCAGTTTATGGTATCGGACAATATTTGAAAAGGCCGTGGCCATATAAACTACCTTCAAACAGCAACCAGAAGGTGCCCAACATGAGTATCCAAGAGTCACAAATTGATATGTTCGACTTGCCTACCGAATCTCAGCTTCTCGGACAGGCCACGCTTGAGGCCAATGAACAGGCAAAGAGCATGACTCCGGAATTTGAATCAGCTACATTTTTCCCGTTCTGGAAACCGACTGGGCCGCAATCGGCTGCCGTCAAGCTCGGTGACAAGAGCGGTGTCGTCAAGCCGAAGGTAGATTTCAACCCGTCCGAAACCCGTATGGACAAGGTATGGGAAGACTTCCTCGCCGGCAAGAAGGCTCACGACAAGAAGAACGCCAAGCCGGTCACCGAAGTCGATGCATTCGGCAGCGTAGTCCTCGACTCGTTCGCACAGAAACCAAACCCGAAGGAACTCGTCGGTTCAATCAAGGCCCTCAAGCGGGTAGCCACGAAGGAACTCAGCGGAAAGGCCCACAGCAAGACCGAAACCCTCGGCGTAGCAGAATTCCTCCAGTCAGTCGAACCGAAGACCCCGAACAAGAACCACCTTGTCGGCATCGTTTCCCCGAAGGCAGCCATGGGCAAGCAGAACATTCCTGACTTGCTCAAGGGCGGCAAGCCGAAGGTCAACGATGTCAGCGGCACTACCACGACCGTCCTCAAGTCCTTTGACAGCAAGCTAAAGGCTTCCGAGAACAATGTCGAAGTCAAGTCCAATGCGGCCAAGCCGGGCAAGGGCGACCATACAGGTATCGTCTCCCCGAAGGCGACTATGGGCAAGCAGGCAGTCCCGGGCTTCCTCTCTGCAGGCAAGCCGAAGCTCAACGATGTCAGCGGAACGGTCACCACGCTCAAGTCCTACGACGCAAAGCTCAAGGCTACCCCGAACGAGGTCGAAGTCAAGTCCGACGCGGCAAAGCCGGGCAAGGGCGACCATACAGGTATCGTCTCCCCGAAGTCCGCACTGAACGCCGGCAAGAAGGTGTTCAAGCCGATTGACGGTTTCAAGGGGTAATTGATGCCGTCTCCGGTCACTCCATCGACTCCCGAGAGCGTGAGGATATTGCGGCAGTCCCCGGTGCCAGTGCACCAGGGGTTCTGGCGCTGTTCCATCGGACCGCTCCCGGTGTCCTGGCATGACGCGGCGTTCGACTCTACCGACACCCCGATTCCGCATACCGCGCCTCCCCCGGCAATCATCAACGCGCTCATCAAGACATACATCTGCAACGGGCTCGCCGAATCTTTCGAGTTCGAGTACCACTACAAGTTCCGTACCCGAATCCCCACGCAAGAAGACAACCAGTATGACGGTGCACTGACGATAACGATGCTTACCGACCAGGGCTACGAGAACTGGTGGGGCATCCACCGGTATATGGATACCGTCATGAGCGGCTACACGGGGGGCTTCCCGATAGAAGACCTGCACCACCGAGTATTCGGCTCGGACGGGCGATACCGGAACAGGCTGACCTTCATCCCATACATCGACATCCACTGTGCGGATGACAATTCGCAGGAACGGATGATTGTACGGTACAAGAGATGCCGAATTTCCAACCTTTCCGACCTGCAGCCGAACCCCGGTTCAATCGACCCGGTTCCGTTCAACATCAGCGTCCTCTACGAACTGAAGGACATCATCAGGCTTCCTGACCCGAACAGCTACATGAGCGCAATCTGCGTCAGCACTAGCTCCAACGCATACGACAACCAAGCATAAGGACCGATATGGCAACTACAAGGAAATCATCGCTCACCCGAGTAAACGCCGACTGGCGCTCAGGCGCCCGCGCCGAGAGTATGATGGGTTCGGGATACAGGACATCCCAAAGGGCTGATTCGCACCTTGGCCTGCTCGACTACTATATGCCTAAGTTCTACGAACTTGCGCGGGGTCATGTTACGAACAAGTACCATGTCGGCCTGTATGGGCCCTATGTAGACGAAGCGTTGCGCGTAATGGACCAGAATGCGGCGGGCGACAAGTACGATGCCGGTCGCAAGAAGTACTTCCCCGACACGAGCGACAATTTCAGGAAGACCCTATTCGACCAGTGGCTCAAGCTGCATTACGAGGAAACCAGCGGTGTCCTCAATATGTTCTGGGCCTCCAAGTCAGTCAAGATACCAAACCCGACCGCAAAGACCGAGATGATTTCGATGGATTCCATCAAGTCGATGCAGTACCCGGTAATCACCGGCATCAACAGCGACAATACGCTGACAATCGATGTCGTCGACGACCCGTACCTGATGTGGTACAATTTCTTCAATGCACTGTTCAATGTGCAGTTTTCACCGCTACTTCTAAAGCCACGCAGCTCCCTCCAGAAAATCAATGTCATCGTCGAGATGTTCACCGAGGGCGTTACCGCGACAAATTCCATGAAATCAATCGAGGAACGCGATGCGGGCAATATCTGCATGACCGACCTCGTTATCGGACAGATGTTCGAGTTCAACTCCTGCATCAGCACATCCGCCCCAAATGTAACCCTTGACTTCCAGCAGGCTACCCCGTATACATTCACGGTAAGCCTCAAGTACCCCAATGCATTCCAGGGCTCGTTCAAGGACCAGCTCCGCTATCTAGCGGACGAGACTACCCTCGGCGTTGACCCTGACAAGCGCGAAGTTGCGGGCCTCGCGAACTGTACACAGACGCTTAAGAAAGTCGGGTGGAACCCGTATGGCGACTACAACCGCGGATTCTTCGAGGTGCCTCTGTCAACCTGGACAGGACGGTACAACGACGCCACATACGAGGCATTCCAGCCGAATGCATATATGAAGCTAGTCAAGAACGGGCAGGCCGCCTTCAAGAATGTGAAATACAACTACGACCTGCACGGCCACCGCCGCTAATAGGAAATATCATCGAGTGTTACCGGATGACCGTGCGACAGATAGTCGCGCAGCTTAGTCACCTGCACATCGAGCCGTTCCTTGAATCCCGGGCCATATTCCGGCATCGGGCGAAGATGGTCCATATGTTTTACGGCATTTGCGCGATACGGCAGGAAAGCCATCGGCACACGGTATGTCCAAGCCATATAGGCAAGGAAAGCATCCTCGCCTCCCCAATGACCATCAAATGCTGGATGGAACAGGCGTTCGTGTCCGGAAAACTTCTTCATTGCACGACGGATGATATGTACCGCCGGCCAGTTGATTGCAAGATTGCAGGTCCATGTCGCAAGACACTTCTGAACCCAGGTGACATTCTGTATCACCGAGCCTTCCCCGTCAAACACACGGAATTTCCCGGCATCGCCGAGTTCCCGAGGGTCCTTCCACCCGTGCTTCTCCTCAAGACGGCGCCCGATTGAAATGACCGGCATCTTGCGGTTAATCGCATGCATATGGTCTTCAACAAGCGTTTCCTGCGGAAGGCAATCCTCGTCAACAAAAATAAGCCCGTCAACTTTCTTGTCACTGACTACCCAATAATAATCGATGCCGACATCGCGGCAGAACCCGGCATTAAAACAACCGCCGTTCTTCACATCGATTACCTGAGTGGCACCTTCCACCTTCACATCGCAATTATCGCGGACCACAACAGTAAGGACATTCTGTTCGTTCAGGCGGGACACGACTTCGCTGATATGGTCACCCCGTCTACAGGGAATTACTGCACCTAGCATACTATGACCTTATCAAAGTCCTCGCAATCTGTCCGAGGTCAAGCGTCTTGTTGCCGTAATGCTGGATAAGGTCGCAATATTCATTGTGCATCTTGATGTTCGCCTTGGTGGACGGAATTTCCGAAATGAAAGTATCATACAAAGTAGTCACCGGCTCGGCAAGGAACTTCTTGCAAACCCCACCAATTGTAGACACTCCCCATACCGAATTGAGCGGGGTATTGTAGAACCCTTCCGGAGCATAGCGGAGTTCGGGCGGCATATCGTCAGTTTCGCACCACATTCTCGTACGGTCGAACTTTCCGGCCACATAGTCGAGATACTGGTCAACTCGATTATCCATAACGACAACCTGTCCCGGAATGTTGCGGTCGGTAATGTAACGGTGAGCGGTATCCCCGTCAATCTTCCGGACCAAAATCTGGAAGATGTTGGATATTGCAGCGCAAATCTCATGAAATGTATGGTTCGGCTTGTAGTAGCATTCCGTATAGGACTCATCGCCGAGATGCTGCATAGGGAACTCGTAATCGAACCCGTACATTGTCAGGTGCGACAGCTGTGTACCGCGCCAGCGCATATTCTGCATAGCCTTGCAGAAGGTATTGACGAAAGCTTCAGGCATAGTGTCCTTCATCACGGTCACGAGCCTTGACGGCGCATTCGCCTTGTCGTTTACTATTTTCTGCACTTCCGGATTGGCATAGGCTTCCACCGCTTCCTTCCATTCGGCCTCGTCAGCAAAAGACTTCTTCGAGAGCGGGAACTGGATTACACCATTAGTGGTATTCTTGATGGCCACCTTGTCGAAAGGCATATAGAAATAACGGGGGTTCAGGTACTCCTTATATTCTAGCATACCCGGCAGCAGTGCATCAAGGATATCCTTGCATGACTCTGACACCAGGTCATTGTAATCGTCGAGCAGCGAACCCACCGGCGCAGTCTCCAGGAACTCCACATCATTTCCATTTGATGCCAAGCTGGCCGCCTGCAGCATAGCATCAAGGGTATAACCGATAACATAAACCTTGTCACTCATAGTATAGTCGAATCCTTCTGTATAAATGGTAAGATATTCTTGTCTAGCCAAGCCTCGTCGGGAAATTCAAAAAGTATATCGATTACCTTGCCGTCGCCGTCGGTAAAGATGTTCACCGGTGCGAAATCGATATGCAAGTCATCGAGAACAGAACTTGATTTTGCATCGTCGTCAGCCACGAGCCCAACCGAACGGACCGGATTATCGACAAGACCATACTTCGCAAACCAGTCACGCAGCCGTTCAAGCCCGTGCTTGCACACCGGGCATTCCGAATCGGCATCGTAGAAGCTGAAAACCCACATCACGAACCGGCGAGACTTGGCCTCGTCGCCGTAAGTCTTCAACCCTATATCTCTCAAATAGATACTTAGGGGCTTGTATGTCCCGGTAATGTCCACCGGTTCCCCGCAGCATGGTTTCGGCATAATAATTTCCTCTTCAACAAGAAAACTATACCAATTTTGCTAGACATTGAGGTTTCCGTTGAATAGCCCGCGCGTGTTCGTCTCGTTCGCAATGAACCAATTCACCATATTCCGCTTACACCAGCTCTCCGCGGCCTGCCACTTGGCATAATTGGTGGCGATATCCATGCTTTTTTGCTGGAATGAACTCATTTTCTTCTTAAAAGCCATTATTTTCTTGTAATCGGAGCAACCCGGAGGCAACGGCTTCGGCGGTTTCGGCACTACCGAGTAGGAAACCGGCTTGATTTCAATCAACCACTTCTCTATATGGCCGTCATCATAGGAAATCTCAAGGTAAATGTCCGGGCGGTACAGCGATTGACGCAACATCACGGGCGAAGAATAGGGTATTTCAAACGGTTCATACGCCCAGCGGATGATTTTCTCGTTTCCATCGCACAGGACACAGAATTTACGCTCCCAATCAGACTTATAATGGACGACAACTTGGTCAATTACGCGTTTTCCGCCGCATCTAGGACATTGCTGCCCATTAATAAGACCAGTCCCGCCGCATTCCGGACACTCCACCTGCACAACAGCGTCACGCAGCATATACTTTTCAGGACGGATGAGCGTATAGGCACCTTTCTTGGTCCCATTATAGTAGTCGGTACGACGCTTGCGGCGAGGCTTTGGCGGCTCGCCTTTGATATCCGCTTCAGTTATCTTCTTGCGCCTTCCCATAATTAACCTACCGATGCATACATCCTTGCATAATAGCCCACAAGGGATTCATTGCTACGCTGAGCATCCCACTTGATATCCTGTATCTTGGCCACACGGACCGCATCATAATCGGATTCTACCCAGTAATTCGCCCCGCGCTCATCCGGCTCGATTTCGACCGGTTCACGGACGATAACAGCAGGGAAATTCGTCTCGTACCCGCCATTGAAATCGGCAGAAAGGCCGTTAGACTTGTCCCGGACTTCGCGCAACTCGGAAACCGTCTTGTTGCTGATTGCGTAATATCCGGCAAATCTAAGATACTGGTACCATTTCTCGGTAAAATACGAGTCCTCGTTACACCCGGCAGCAATCGAAAGGCCGATGCCACGGATAAGCTCGTCTTCCTGCTTCGTAAGCGGGTAGTCGCCGACATTGATATCGTTCTCGCGCTCAGGAGAATCGGAAAATTCCGCCGCCATGCGCACCGGGTCCTCCTCGATTCCCGAAGTAGCCCCGATTGAACCGTCAACAGGAGTCACGTTGTACGAAGTGTTGCGCATCATATCGGTGTTCCAGGCGACCCCGCCCGTACCGTTCAGCCCGTAGTTTACCTTGGCGATATCCACCCTGTTCTTCGCACGTCGGTTGCAAGCGCGCAGACGGTCGTAAAGGTCGTACCACATCTCGCCAAGTTCCTTGAGACTAAACGGGGAATTTCCGACGGCATCCGCCCTCATGCAGCACTGGTAGATGTCACACTCGAAGGTCCGGTTCCAGTAATCACCAGTAAGACGCATCTCCTCGTTAAACTTCTTTACCTTGTTCTTAATACGCTCGGAAAGCGCCGGGCAAGGGTACTCAAGACAGTTGACCCACATCTTCATACTGGACATCATATCGAGTACGCTCATACGGTACACGGTCTTCCCATCGACCACATCCTTCGTATAAAGGAGAAGGCAATCCAGATGAGACGACTTCAGCGGAGAAATCATAAAAGACACATCCCACTTCTTGCGAAGCAGGTCAGCAAATTTCTTAATAAGCCACCGAAACGGAGCAATGAACAGCGTAAAAATCGTATCGATTGCGAGGCTGATAGCATCGAAGAACAGCACGATGTACTTCTTGATGTAGGTATCCATAATCGCGGACAGACCGGTAGCCAAGTTAAGCCCGTCGATAAACCAGAGCTTGTTGCGGATGCAGCGGATAACCTGGTCAGGGTCGTCGGAAATGCTATTCCCTTCAGAATCGGTATCGCACCCGGTCACAAATGCGACAAAGCGGCAGATGCACGGGCAGTTCCTGAGGAACCTCTCCATCGATTCCCAGTCGAAATTAAGCGATAGAGTCAGCATTCCCGAGAAATACTGCTCAATCATATTGTAGACATCAAGAATACACTGGAGTACAGCATCAGTCAAGGACTGCAGCGCAGCCTGCATACGCTGACGGGCATCGTCAATCTTGTCGAACAGTGCGAAC